TTTCCATTGTCACAGAATATCTTCGAAATCAAGTTCGTAGAACATGAAACGGTGTTTTACCAGTTTGGCAGACTGCAGACTTTCGAGCTCCGTTGTAACTTGTTTGAATACAGTAGTGAGAAGATTAACACTGGCAATACAGAAATTGATGCTATTGAAACCAGAAGCACTCTCGATATATTGCAGTACCAGTACTCATTGGAAGATGATTCTGGTGTTGTTGTGCTTGAGGGTGATTCCGATGATGATTTCTTGATTCAGGAATTCAGAATAGAAGCAGCCGATCCTGTTGCTAACAATGAGCTTTTCCAGATTCAATCACAATCAATACTTGATTTCAGTGAGAACAACCCATTTAGTGAGGCTGGTAATTACTGATGTTTAACGATAGATTCTATCATGGACTATTTCGCAAATATGTTATTGTGTTTGGCAACTTATTCAATAACCTTGTCATTGAAAGATATGATGGTGCCGGGACAAAAGCGCAAACAATCGCAGTACCTCTAGGTTATGGGCCAAAAGAGAGATGGCTATCAAGACTGAAGGATGATCCTGATCTTGGCCGTGTTGTTGCAGTGCAGTTACCTCGAATGTCTTTCGAGATGACAGGATTCAGTTACGATGCTACACGGGCTCTTCAATCCCATAAGCGGAACATCAGGATCAACAGCACAACTGATGGTAATAAGTTAAAAAGTCAACCTACACCAGTTCCTTACAACATCAATTTTACTCTTTCGATCATGACTAAGAATGCTGATGACGGGCATCAGTTGATTGAACAGATTATACCTTACTTCAAACCAGACTTTGTTATCAACATGCAATTGATTCCAGAGATGGATGAAAACAAGGATATTAGTGTGTCTTTGCAATCAGTTTCATTGCTCGATGATTATGAGGGTGATTTTGATATGCGTCGGACAATTGTGTGGACGCTTGAATTCACAATGAAGGCTTATTTCTACGGTCCTGTTAAAAGTACAAGTATTATCAAAACAGCAATTATCGATTTACATCCTGTTAACAGTACAGCTAATGTAGCGGCTGTACTAGCCAACTCTAGTGCAAAAATGACGCGCATCACACTTACACCAGGATTACTTGCAAATGGTGCACCCACTTCTAATAGTGCTGCTTCGATAAGTATAGGCAGTATTAATGCAAACAACAATTATGGGTTTGCATTTGACTATTTCGATTATTTGGATGGCCAAGAGAGATGAAGAAGAGTAAATTCCAAGAAATAATGGGGGAGACGTTTAATATCCCCGTTGAATCAGCACAAGAAATTCTACTGCCACAAAAAACAAGTAATAATTCTATTATGGCAGTTGCTGATACCCCATCTATGCCAGATCCTGAGCTTGATAAGGATATTGAGTTTGCTCGTGATAACCTCCGTATTGCCATCAATACTGCTACAGATGCAATACAGAACTTGGGCGATCTAGCATCATCAAGTGAATCTGCTGGTCACTTCACAGCGATCGCTAATCTCGTCAAATCCACAAGTGATGCGGCCGCCTTATTGGTAAACATCCACAAACAGAAGAAAGACATCAAGAAGGTGGATCCTGTTGCTGGTCATCCAGGTGAAGCAAAGACAGTAAACAACAATCTTTTCGTAGGAACAACAGCAGAACTACAGAAGCTTGTCAGACCACGAGATTAAATGGGTAAAGAAAACTACAAAGGCAACCCGAATCTAAAGGCTTCTAATGTACAACTAGAGTATTCCAGAGAACAAGCTGAAGAATACATTAAGTGTGCACGTGACTACATTTACTTCGTACGCACCTATATGAAGATTGTCAACGTTGACAAGGGGTTGATTCTTTTCGACATGTATCCGTTCCAAGAGCGGATGATAACAACGTTTGCAGAAAACCGATTTGTTATCAACAAGTTACCAAGACAGAGTGGTAAGTCGACAGTCACTATTGCTTATCTATTGTGGCTGACACTATTCACCGACCAACAATCTATTGCTATTCTTGCTAACAAAGGACAACTTGCTCGTGACCTATTAAGTAAGTATAGGTTGGCGTATGAGTACTTGCCAAAATGGTTGCAGCAAGGTGTGGTTGTTTGGAATAAAGGTAACATTGAATTAGAAAACGGATCAAAGATTGCTGCTGGTTCTACTTCATCATCATCGATTCGTGGTGGTTCATACAACCTGATTTTTCTTGATGAGTTCGCGTTCATTAATCAGAATATGGCTGAAGACTTCTTCGCCTCAACATACCCTACAATTTCTTCTGGTCAAACAACTAAAGTAATTATTGTTTCTACGCCGAATGGCATGAATCACTTCTACAAGATGTGGGTTGATGCAACAGAAAAGCGAAGCCTATACGTACCAATTGAGATCCATTGGAGTGAAGTGCCAGGCCGTGATGCAAAGTGGAAAGAAGAGACAATCAAGAATACCAGTGAGACCCAGTTCTTGCAGGAGTTTGAGTGTGAGTTTATTGGATCTGTTAATACTCTTATTTCAAGTGCTAAGCTTCGTACATTGGTGTTTAAGAAGCCACTACGTGATGTTGGACATCTGCAGATCTACGAAGAGCCAGCCAAAGATAAGAAGTATGTGATATCAGTTGATACAGGGCGAGGTGTCGAAAGGGATTACTCAGCATTCATTGTGTTCGATGTAACAGAGATACCTTACAAAATGGTTGCCAAGTTTCGCAGCCACGAAATCTCTCCTATGTTGTATCCTAACACAATTTACAATGTAGCAAAGAACTATAACGATGCGTTCGCAATCGTCGAGATTAATGATGTTGGGGCACAGGTTGCTGATATTCTACACCACGATCTCGAGTATGAGAACATCCTTATTACCTCAACGAAGGGTGGCAAAGGTCAACAAATTGGTGGTGGGTTCGGATCAACCAGCCAACTTGGAGTACGTACTAATAAACAAGTTAAGAGAATTGGTTGCTCTAACTTTAAAGACCTTATTGAGCACGATAAACTATTGGTGTCTGATTACGATCTAATTGTGGAGATGAGTAACTTCATTGGAAAAGGTTCATCTTACGAAGCTGACGACGGCCAAAATGACGACTTAGTTATGTGTTGTGTCTTATTCTCATGGCTTGTTAGACAGCCGTACTTTAAAGACCTAACAGACTCGGATATTCGTGAGAAACTATATAGTGACAACTTATCAATGTTTGAATCAGATCTCCTTCCCTTTGGAATGATCGAAGATGGCCAACCAGAGGAGGAAGTTAATCCGTATCAGCATGTTACAAATTGGCTGGTAGATTAGCAAAATTATAAATACTCAATAGAATATTTGTAATTAATGCAAAGGAGAATGACGAATGGCGTTTCAAATATCACCAGGAATTAACATCAGTGAGATCGATCTCACCACGATCGTTCCTGCAGTATCAACCACAGAGGGTGGTTTATCTGGTCACTTTCGTTGGGGCCCTGTAGGTAAGACTGTACTTGTTTCTAGCGAAGATTCACTTGCTAGCTCGTTCGGCAAGCCAAACAGCAACACATTCGTTGACTTCTTTACGGGTGCTAACTTCCTTGCGTATACTAATAAGTTGTTTGTCGTTCGTGTTGTCAACCAGAGTGCTACAGAAGCTGATAAGGCAAAGAATGCTATCTCTGATGCTGCCAACACATCTGTTACTCTAATCAAGAACGATGATGATTACAACGATAATTATTCATCTGGCATCACTGGTGTTGGTTCGTGGGTAGCGCGCTATCCTGGTGCTCTCGGCAATTCACTTAAGGTGTCAACATGCCGTTCGCCAAATGCGTTCTCATCAACACTTACTGGTAACATCGCGATCACTTCAAACACATCAACTGTAACTGGTAACAATACTTTGTTCACCACAGAAGTTGTTGTTGGTGACATTCTTGTTATTGGTCCGGACAAGACACCTATTAAGGTTTCTGCAATTGGTAACACAACAAGTCTTACCCTTGCAACACGCTACACAGGTAACACAGTAACAATTGCTGGCCCAGGTTCAAGCTCAGTTGAGCGTCGTTGGGAATACTACAATCTGTTCGATCGTAAGCCCGGTACATCACCTTTCGCTAATACGGCTGGTGCACAGAGCGATGAGCTTCATGTGGCCGTTGTTGACGAAGATGGTGAATGGACTGGTGTGAGAGGAACTGTTCTTGAGAAGTTTGAGAAGGTTTCTTGGGCATCTGATGCGAAGACACCTGATGGTGCTGCTAATTACTACAAAGAAGTAATCAATCAGCAGTCACAATACATTTGGTGGGCTGCACATCCTGCTGGCACAACTCATGCAGGTAAAGTTGCATCAGGTAAGGTGTTCGGTGGTGCTGGAACACCAGCAACTGTTTCGCTTACTAACGGCCGCGATGGCGCAACACCAACCAATGGTGACTACATTACTGGTTGGAATTTGTTCAAGTCTGCTGAAGACATTGACGTTTCGCTGCTTCCTCTTGCCGCCGCTAATCAGACAATTGCACTCCATGTAATCAATAACGTTGTTGAATACAGACAGGATTGTGTTGCCTTTATGTCTCCGCGTAGAGCAGATGTTGTTAATAACAGCGGTTATGAAACCGCTGAAGTTGATGACGTGGTAGCTTGGCGTAATCTTTTCCCTTCATCTTCTTATGCCCACATCGACTCTGGTTGGAAATATCAATACGACAAGTACAATGATGTATATCGTTGGGTCCCATGTAATGGTGATTCTGCAGGTCTTTATGCTCAGACAGATCTTGTGCGTGATCCATGGTGGTCTGCCGCTGGGTTTAACAGAGGCAACATCAAGAACAGCATTAAGCTTGCCTGGAATCCAAATAAGGCTGAGAGAGATCTTCTTTACAAGGCTGGTATTAACCCAATCGTTACTTTCCCAGGTCAGGGAACTGTACTGTTTGGTGACAAGACCATGCTTACAACTCCAAGCGCATTCGATCGTATGAATGTACGCCGTCTGTTTATTGTTCTCAAGAAGGCAATTGGTACAGCCGCAAAGTTCACATTGTTTGAATTCAACGATGATTTCACTAGAGCGCAGTTCAAGAACTTGATTGAGCCTTTCCTCCGTGATATTAAGGGTCGTCGTGGTGTTACAGACTTCAAGGTTGTGTGTGATGAAACCAATAACACACCTCAAGTAATCGACAGCAACCAATTCATTGGATCTGTTTTCGTCAAGCCTAACCGCTCGATTAACTTCATCCAGCTAAACTTCGTGGGAGTACGTACTGGTGTTGAGTTCTCTGAAGTAACCGGTTCGATCGGTTAAGTCACTACAACAAATAAAATAATAAAAGGTGGCTTTGGCTGCCTTTTATTATGTATATATACATCATCTATATACAGCAAAAGTGAACTTATCGATATGGCTCCTACAAAATACCCAGCCCCTCCTTACGATGAACTATATGACCTTCATGTTGTTAAGCAATATTCACGAAAAGCTTTAGAACACAATTATAGTGTTACCGGTCCTGTAATTGACCGATGGTTTAGAGAACATAATATTGAGTATATGCCTAGTCAAGATAGAAGGCGGCCCTCATATGAGGAGCTATTTGATTTACATGTTAACAAGAGAATGACTGTTCAAGACCTTTGTCAACATTATAACAGAGGTCAACAGTACATCAAGCAATGGCTTGAACACTACAGTATGGACCATCAGAAATTTCGTAAACGCAGAAAGACATCTTTATCCACAGACGACTTGTATGACAAGCTGATAAAGCTTCACCACATCGATAAGTTGACGCTTAAAGAAATCAGTCAAGTATTTGAGGTTAGTGATGTTATAGTTGGGGTCTGGTTCAAAAATTTAGGTATTGAAGTAATTGATAATTACCACCCATCAAATGTATCCAAAGGTGAGACACAACTTTTTGATTTTATATGCTCGTTAGAGCCAGATGCAATCCGGACGCGCAAGGTTCTGGATAACAAAATGCAAATTGACTGCTACATACCCGAAAAGAAACTTGGGTTTGAGTATAATGGCTTGTATTGGCACAGCGAAGTACATCTGCCTAACAGCTATCATCTTTATAAGTTGAACAATGCAGAGTCGAAGAATATTAGGTTGATACAGATCTTAGAAGATGAATGGATACTCAAACAAGATATATGCAAATCAATGATATTGAACCAACTTAGAAGAACACCTAAGGTGATATACGGCCGCCATACTAAATGTGTAATTGTGGAGTCAAAACAAGCAAAGCAGTTTATTGAAGCTAACCATATCCAAGGTAAACCAAACACAATTACACTTGCTATTGGTTTGATCGAGGAGACTTCTGGTGATCTTGTTGCAGTAATGTCTTTCGCTCCTCACCATCGCTCATCATCAACAAACACAATTGTACTAAATCGAATGTGTTCAAAGATTAACACAAATGTAGTTGGCGGGGCATCGAAGTTGTTTAAGTTTGCATTACAACACATTACTGCCCAAACGATAGTATCGTGGTCAGACAAAAGATGGTCAAGGGGGGATGTTTATAAGCAGTTGGGATTCAATCATGACGGGGCTCTGCCTCCTGATTACTGGTACATCAAAGGACAGGTTAGATACCCAAAGCAGCGTTTTCAAAAGAGATTTACTGGATGCCCTCCAGAAGTTACCGAACATGATTTCATGAGGCAGCAGAATTACCTGCGGTTGTGGGACTGTGGAAAGGATAGATGGGTATATAATATACAACAATAGTGATTATGTGGCTGGTGCCTTTCTCATAAATAGTAATTGAAACTAGCTGTTTAATAGGAGGAAGAAACTCGTGAGTTTTAATATCAATCTTTTCCAGGGAGCTCTAAAGCTCGGTGGCGCTCGTTCGTCACTATTCCAGGTCAACATCACTAACCCTGTAAATGGCAGCGCGGACATTCAAGTACCGTTCCTCGTTCGAGCAGCATCAATTCCTGCTGGAACGATGGGCGTTATTGAGCAGCCATACTTCGGCCGTAATATCAAGTTAGCTGGGTCGCGTACATTTGAAGAATGGTCTGTAACTGTTCTTAACGATGAAGACTACGCAATCCGTAATGCACTTGAACAATGGCAGAACTCAATCAATGGTCCTGAGACAAACCTTACCAATCTCGGTAGTTCGTCACCAGCACTATACAAGTCTACCGCTCAGGTAACCCAGTTCTCAAAGACAGGTGTTCCTCTTCGTGTGTACTCTTTGATTGGTATCTTTCCGTTGCTGATCTCAGCAATCGATCTTGATTGGACCCCATCTGATGCTGTCCAAGAATTCCAATGTACATTTGCAGTTGATTATGCCCACCCAACAGGTGGTATTACTGGTCTAGCTGGTACCTAACCAACAAATAGGAAGAAGGTTATAACACGGCGTACTAAATAGAATACGCCGTGTTTAACTGTGAGGGAGTGTAGCTTGTGATAAACCTATTTGGGTTTCAGATTGGACGCAAAGACAAGGAAAT